GACTTGGAGACCAATCTGTTGAAACTTACATTGTCACATGAGGCGTTACTATCTTTTTTAGAGACTGAGATGCCCGAAAATTCCCTACACGCTGATGATAGTCATTGAAGTCCTCCCCGACTGTGGGGGAGATCCAATACGGCTTGCCTGTTTCCATAGCGGTGGCTTGCCCCACACCACTATTGTCGTTATCGGAAATGATGATTCCGTTGGGGAAATACCCAGCTATGAGCTTCATGTTGCTTGCGCTAAAGCACACATGGATACAATACTTGATATTGCAAGATTTCATCACCTCTCTTATGGAAAGTCCAGTCGCATACCCCTCGCAGAACATCGGGATTCCCTTTGCGTTCATGCAGAAAGTTGCCCCCTTGGATTGCTGACCATAGAGGAACTTCTTTTCCCCTTGTTCATTGATTATTTGGACACCAACCAATTTGGTGGCAATTCTCATGGGTATAACTAATAGCTTTTCCCCATCCTTTTCCCATACATTACCCTGTTCATCAGGAAATCCTTTGGAGGCAAGATAAGGATGTGTAGCAAGTGTAGTTTGATTCAAGATCCAGCCTGCTTTTTTGGCAGCTTTTTCCTTGGCATCATCTGCAGTCTTGTTAGATTGTGCGATTCTTTCCCTCACCACCGAGCTTGAGGCATTTTCACCCTCTGCAAACCAAGTGGCTGGCTTTTCCATTGTTGCCCAGTTCTGAACCCAACCTACATTACCTAAAAACTTGTATCGCCCATTACTACTACGAGGATGGTCAAGCGTAGGTGTAGGAATCCATCTGTCGTGTTGCACTGAGTTAATAATGAGGCCATGCCCTCTTGCAAAATCTTCAAACTGCATTCTTATTCTTTCTTTTTTGAATTTCGTCAAGCAAATACCATACGGATTTCTCTAAGTCTTCAATGTCTCTACCCTTCTCATCTGCCCGCCAAATATATTTAATAGCATTTCCGAGGTTAAACCCCATGTGCCGTGTAATCGTAATGCAATCTATGCCAGATGGATGTGAGGTGTAATGTTTAGGATTGTTGACTGGATCACTCATCTTCCATAACCTTTTTGCAATCATTCATAATTAAGATTGCTAAAGTCTTGGCTTCTGCGTGACAGTTAGGATCTTCCTTGACATTTTTACAGCCTTCCATAATTTTTTTAATTAAAACTTCCATTTCATTTGCTTTCATTTTTCTCTCCCAAAAAGTCTTCCATTTTATAACCACGTTTTTTTAACTCCTTTGCAAAGTTACGCAAAGCCCTAGCCTCAAGGTAAGAGACCATGCCTCGTTCCAATCCCATCGCATCACCAATCTCTTGTTGTGTCATCGGAAGATCTTTGGTGTCTTTCTTAGTTCTCATGCGGCTCTCTTTTGTTTTGCTTTAGCCCAAGCAATCTGACGATGCTTAACCCAGTTAATTGTAGTTAAAGATGGTATACGGGTTGTTTGATACAAGTTATCAGGCCAAGTTCCAAATTTATTTTTAAATTCATGTTTAGCCCAATTAGCGTTATATTTTCTTTCGTTGGCAATATGTAGTAGTTCAGAATAAAAGAATTGTTTTTCTTTACGCATATTGGCTTGGGTTTCGCCTAACTCTATTAGTTGACCAGCAACAACGGCTAACTGAATCTTTTGTTTGACGTATCCACACGATACACACGTATCACTGTGCTTAGGCCAAAGTGCAGAGCAAGAAGGGCATTTGCTTTCTTTCTTTTCTTTTTCGGTTGGTTCTTTTTTGGTCTTTTCCTGTTGGTCGTTTAAATCTTTAACTCCCTCTTCATATATTTCATCCCAGTCATCACGAAATCGCAAGTAATTACCTGAATGGTCTAACCAAAGGGCAAAGTTTTTACCTGGATAAGGGCGCATTACCCTGCCAAGCTGCTGGATATGAGAGCTTAATGATTTAGAAAATGGGCGAGCAGAAACCCCAATACAAACATCAGGAACATCAAAACCCCTAGTAAGGATGTCAGTAGCAATAAGGCCGTGGATATCAGTATCGGGCTTTGCAAAATCTTCAATAGCTTGCTTTTTAAATTCATCATTATCTTTATATGAGATTGATACAAAGTTATAACCCTTGTTGGCAAACTGTTGAACTAAATCTTGTCCATGTGCAACTCCAGCACAAAATACAATCGTTTTTTTGGGCATACCAAATACTTCATGGGTTTTAGTAATCCACTCTTGGACGATATCGCCTGTAATCTTCATGCCCCTTTCGGTGACATCATCAGGAGACCATTCGCCAGCAAGTTTTTTGGCTCCTGTCATATCAATCTCTTTTGATATAAAGACTTTTAATGGGGTAAGCCATTTATCTTTTACCAGTTTGCCTGTGGTAGAAGCGCAAATTACATTGGAATAAATACCGCCTAGACCTTTGGTAAAGGGAGTAGCAGTAAGCCCAATGACTTTTAATGTAGGATTTTCTTGAATGATTGCAGTAATCTTTGATCGGGTAATATGGCACTCATCCACAATCAATAGATCAATATCAGGAAACTGATTACGTCTTTCTAATGTTTGTGCAGAACAAACCTGGATACGCCGAGTGCTATCGTTCTTCCAGTGGTTTGACTGCATTACACCATGTCCAATATTGTATTTTTCTAAACGCATACTGGTTTGATCGACCAATACAATACGATCTAGAATCATGGCTGACTTCTTATAGTTATCTGAGGTAGCTTTCATTAACGCTATGGCTACTTCAGTCTTGCCAAATCCTGTTGGTGCATACAACAACTGCGCCCTATGTCCCGCTTTAAATCCGTCTCTTAATGCATCAATTACCCATGACTGATGCTCTCTTAATTCTAATTCCATCTTATTCCTTAACTTCCGCAAACCCTGCGGTGTGGGTTTATGCTGCCAATTTATCCTGTTCTAGTAATGCATTTTGCAAAGACTCATGCAACATAGCGGTCATGCCATTTAATACAAAAGCTAGTTCTACTGCCTTTTCAAAATCTCTACGATTGGCAGTTTCATATACACGTTCTGCTAATTTGCCAATTCTAATGGTGTAAAGTGAATAGTCTTCAAGGTTCATTTTTTTCTTTTCATTGCATTGATAGTTTTAATAAGTTCGGCATTACGATTTTGAAACATATCACGGCTTTCTCGAAGCGCTTTATTTTCAATTTCCAAAATACGGTTTCGTTCTCTAAGATTCGCAACAGTCTCCTCGATGTCAATCTTTTCGATCTCGGAGGCATTCCATTGCCCCACCGCAATCTTATCCCTGAAGACTGTGTTTTCTTCTGCCAATAAGTTGATCGTGTCTGAGAGTTCTGCAATCTTCTGGTCTTTGTCTTCCTCTGCTGGATTAACATTTTTTTTCTCCTCTGGCTTTTTTGGTCTTCCCATATTTTCAGTAGAAATGGTAGCCTCTCTGCCATTTTTATCTGTGTAAGTTACTTCAGATGGTTTGATATCCAATTCTTTTCTGATGCGGCCTACTGTCATGTTAGATACGCCAATGTGAGCGGCAATCTTATTGTTTGATAACTTAGACCAAATAGGGTTATCAATAATGATTTGCATCATGTAACGCTTATCTTCTGCAGTTTTATCTAAGCCATGATTGTTAGATCCTAAAGAAAACCATAACGCATCGGTAACTGTACCCTCTTTAACATCGCAATCCAATGAAGCTTTGCCAGCTTGTTTGGAGGCAAAGTAACGATGAAATCCTGATGAAAGCCAATAGTCTGAGCCATCATAAAAAACGGTAATGGGCGGAAACTCAATGCCCTCTCTAATCATTTCTGAATATTCATTTACTCGTTCTTGGTTGAGTTCTTTGCGGCTTTGTGTTTTTCCGTCGATGCGAATGTTTAGTAAATTAATACTTTTCAATTAAGTCTCCTAGCAGTTGGTCTTACAGTATAACAAATTAGCCAAGCAAATTCCAGCCAAATTTGATGATGTCAATCAAGAAGTGACCAAGGAAGCCGCCGAATACCAAGAAGCCGTATAACATCACTATAACAATGATAACAGCGGAAATTCCCATGCCAGCCCATTTGACGTATTTCAGTATTTCTTTCATTTCAAAATCCCCCTTTTACTAATAAGTAACTACTAAGAAGTCACATGATACCTTTTGGTGAACGCACTCCGCCCTAGAAGTGCGCCTTTAACTATGATACCTTTCGGAGCCACAGCACTCGCCAGTCGTTCGTAGAATCGGCACTAGCTTCGCCACCGATTTTGCGTTGTTACATCTACTTCCCCAGTAACGCTTGTATTTATATCGCTGGTGTTTCTCTGCCGTCCAATATAAACCGCATGGAGAACAAGAGACACACGAATTGAATCGTGTTTTACTCTCATTTTCCTAGCAAATTCAGAATACACTAACTGAAAAATTTTTGCAAGTATAAAAAGAAAGAACCCCAGGTTTTTAGTCTGGGGTTCTTGGATCAAGTGGGTCGATCCGTGGGCTTGCGTTGCACAAGTCTCTGCTAGGAGAATGAAAGTGCGTGTCAGGGGGGAACTGACATACTAAATATAGCACATGAATTCAAACTATGTCAATAGGTAGTGTTGTTTTAATATTCTATAGAGCTTTATGGGTGTCTATAGATGTCTATTTGATATCTAGACGTCCTGTTTCAAAAAGCCAGCCAATAGTTTTGCGGTGTGCTTCTTCCCATTTTTCAACACGTTCAGTTTTGGAAAGGTTTTTACCTTGGTCGATTTCCAAATGGCACGTATAGCATAGGGCTGCGACTCGGTAATCACTTGCTTTAAGTCCTCTACCCTTACCGTCCCGAAGCTGATTGGAATGTGCAGCCACAATTGTCCCGTCAGATCGACCACACTCTTGGCATGGGGATTCTCGTAATGCATCTAATAATTTCCTATTTCTATACATTTTTTATGATAATATTCAGTAGTTTACATAAAAGTGAAACATTACTTACCTACTATTGCCGTACTTATCACAATCCTGGGGGGATTATGCAACATACTAAGCAACAAGACGAAGAGTTTATCAGAGTTTGGAAAGAGTTAGGAAGTCCAACATTAGTCGCAAAGCATTTTGGCATGAATCCTCGTAGTGTTTTAAATAAACGGGCTGCCATACAAATTAAACATAACATAGAACTTCCCACGCATAACTCTCAGCGTGATCCTAAGAAAGAAAAGCCTAAAAAGGTTGAAATGGCTGCCCACAATGTCCGTAGAGGCATTGATATAGATAAAGTAAAGCGGGTTATAGTCTTTTCAGATGCCCATTTTACTGACACACCCACCACAGCTTTTAAAGCACTCCTTAAATTCATTAAAAAATACAAACCAGAAGTCATTATTTGTAACGGAGATGCTTTTGATGGACAGGTTTTGAGTCGTTTTCCATCCATTAATTATGACCAAAAGCCCACAGTTCTTGAAGAATTGAACGCTTGCCGTTGGCATTTGGATGAAATTGAAAAAATTAGGCCAGCAGGATGCCGTCTAATTTGGACGCTTGGAAACCATGATATGCGCTATGAGTCCTGGCTGGTCAATAAAGTGCCAGAATACAGCGGTGTGGACGGCGTTAGCCTAAAGTATCATTTCCCCAACTGGGAGACCTGTTGGAGCTTCTGGATAGGTGAGGAGACCGTTGTAAAGCACCGGTTTAAAGGTGGCCGCACGGCGGGTTACAGCAATTTGCAAGCGGCAGGGAATACGAACATCATTACGGGGCATACACACGTCCTCTGTACCTCTCCTATAAGTAATTACCAAGGAACCTTTTGGGGGATCCAGACTGGCTGCTTGGCCGATCCTATGTCACCAACCTTCGAATACTGTGAGGATGGCCCTAAAGACTGGCGCTCTGGCTTTGTAATGCTATCTTTTGCCCAAGGCCGTATGCTTATGCCAGAAATGGTTATGGTTTGTGGAGAAGGCGAGGTAGAATTTAGGGGTGAGATCCTAGACGTATGAAATTATCCCCTTCCATTCTGCGCAATTTATATAGCGCAATCTACTGTATGAAGCCGTTTGTGCGGTGGCCTATGCCGTTGCCAGAACAGATTAAATTCATAGTGGATTCTGACCCAGAGACAATGGGCACTTATTTGTATGATGACGGGGAGGATTATGAACATATTATTACTATTTCAGATAAAAAATGTGGGCATTTGGCGACTGTGATTCGTGTCCTAATTCATGAATGCGTTCATATGAGCCGCTGGAAGACTCCTAAATGGTCTCACCACGATGCTGAATTTCGCAGGCGCACTAAAGTCATTTCAGAAGAACTGGGATTTGACCCTCTCGAACTATAGTGGCACAGAGAAATACAACATAAGTGTTGTGTTTGTTAAGTAGAATAGAGTAAACATAACTCTAGATTACCTAATTAAATATGTAACTCACTGTACATATTCACAGTTGCGGTGCAGCAATCCCCAATTTAATACTTAAAAGTACCAATTTGGTATGCATATTGCTAACTATAGGTATAAATTGAGCCGTATTCTATGCAAATACGGCTCATAAAAGGTTGCAAAAAGCAACCTTTAGGCACTAATTAAAACTTTAATTACTTCTTGGTAAAGAATTCTTTAACACTAGAGTAAACGCAGTTGTACCAAAATTCATACGCTTGCTTTGTACGCTCTGTTAAATCTTCATATTTTTTAAACTGCTCTTCAAATGTAAACATAGGGATTCTCCTTATTTATGTTGCGATGCAGCAATTGTAACATATATTTATTTGGTAGCAAGCAAGTAAGCCCCATAATTTGCAAAAGAATATCCAGCGTACATACAAGCAAGGCCTACTTCTCCTTTAAGTGCCTGTTCAACCGTAATCCAGGCATAAATTAAACCAGTAATAATGATTAGATTAGCGCTCATTTATATCTCCAAGCATTTAGCATCTTCCGTCCATATCAAGTTCATCGTCTTCTAAAAGTTTTTTATAGGCCTGTAAATAAGTATCTCTTTCGTGTTCAACTTGCATAAGTTTATGACGCAGCCTATCAATCTCAGCCTGTTGTACATGAATCTGCTCACGAAGATAATTTTCTTCTTCTTCTCTATCCATAGTTGTAAATGTAGTCATTTCTCTTGAGCCTTTCCTCTTTTAATGAAACCACACGCACAACTTGAACAGGCTATTGCATCATGCTTTATTTTCAACGCCTCGATTTCAGCTTGTTGCTGGCGTATAAAGTCTGCATAGTGTTGAAATGGTTTGCATTTTCCATCGCCTTGTATCCAACTAATGTTTTCTAATTCTTCTGCTATTTGATTTGCCTTCATTTCTCTTGTGCCTTTCTTAATCTAACCCACTCCGCCTCAATAAATTCTTCTGACAACGGCTTGGCTATCTTGATTGCTTCATCCAACATATCTTCTGTGACTGTGCAAGTCCATACATGGTCGGTCTTATAAAACCGCATAACAAAAGTGCCAACAGGAAACTCTTTAAACGCTATCATTTCTCTTGTGCCTTTAACTGTTTATTAAATTCTTCAACTTCTTTCCACCAAGCATCTGAATACTTTGCTGGCTTTGCTTCTTGCATGTCCATAGACTTACTAAACATCTGTTTCCAGTATTCAATCTCTTCTGCTTGTTTGCGTAGCATATCTGGTATCTCGTGGATAAG